TCGGGGTATTCGGGAAGGAGGGCGTTCTCGATCGAGAGCGAGTTAACGGTCCAGTGGTTAGACTTGATGTTCCACGCCAGGTAGGTGTCCATGGTCGTACCGGTCGTCGGGTAGTGCCAGCTCACCACGTTCTTGATGCGGTCAAAGCGGCCGATAAGGAAGGCGGTGCCGTTCTGGATGGCGGAGTAGTTGATGATGTTGTAGAAGTACTTCTTGATGGGCGACTCGAGACGCTGCGTGTTCGAGCCGTCAAAGAGGTAGAAATCGTCCACTCCGGGGAAAACGTGGATGTTCCCGATGTCGACGATACTCTCTTGTGTCAGAGCTCCTACTTGGCTACTGACCTTGATGAACTGCCAGATAACCGGCGGAGCCACGTACTGCCCGAGGTAGGTCACGTCCCGCTTGTAGATGGCGAGCGTTAGGTTGGCGCCGATCGGCTTGATGCCGGTGATAGGACCGCTGTTATCCCAGAGCCGGTTCTGAGAGGCCTGGGTGGAGGCGTTCGGGGTCCAGTTTCCGTCGTTACCCTGCGCGCACGTCGTCCACTCATCGCTGAAGGACGTATCATTGGCCATGAAGAGAAAGTTGTTCGAAATGGAAGCGACAAGCTTCGCCACCGGGGGCGATCCGCCGAGGGTGGAGAAGTTGCCCGAGTCTGTCGCGAACACCGGAGCGTCCACTCCATCAACCGCAATCGTGTGGTTGCCGAACTGAGCAAAGCGCCACTGAGTGGCGTTAAAGGTCGTACCGCCGTCCACCTCCGTCCAGGTGCCCGCGACGTTTTCGTAAAGGTGGGTGTTGGTGCCGGCGAACTGACGGAAGGTTCCGTTGAGAAAGTAGGCTGTGAAGGCCCCTAAACATTTAGCGGGAAGCGCATTAGTGCGCGACACCGGCAGCAGCTGTGGCGAAAAGAATCCTTTGTTGTTTGGAACGAGGGAGTTTGAGGCTACAAAGATACCTGGAGTGGCCGTATCTAGATCGGGACTGAATCCCTTGAAATCCAGCTCAGTATACTGGCCTTGCTTGAACTTGGGGTTTGGCATTAGAAATAGACGGGGCGGATCCGGAGCTGACCGCCTTCCCATTTCCTCATGGCCGTCTCTTCATCGAGCGGCACAAGCTCTTCGTCAGCAGCTCTTGCAAAGATCTCGGAGGCTTCCTGATTCCTAACCACGTCGCGATAGAGGATCTCCTTGGCCTTCATGCGGACGATGGCCTCGGCGTCGGTGGTCCAGAAGTTGGAAGTGGATGGAAGGGCAGGTTGGGGAATTAGGGAGACGTAGTCGAACGTACCGGTATAGTTCTGGTCGGGGGTGGGGAAGAGGCGGATGTTCTGGCCCTGGTTCGCCGCGCTTGAGTTAAAGGTGGCGTACTCGATAGGCGGGCCCTTGGTCGGCGAGAGAACGTTAGAGTCTTCCTGGTCGATGTATTCCCAGGTCCGCGGAATCAGCACAAGGCGCGTGTTAAAGACGACGATGTCGATCTGCCGGAACCAAGCTAGGTCCGCGGGGCAGGCAACCGTGTTCGTGCCACTGACGCAGGTGAAGGCCGCGGTGGTATCGGACTGGTAGAAGGGGGTGCGCTGATAGAAATAGATTGCCTGGGTGACAGCCTTTTCCATCTCGGCCTCGAGGTCGGGCCGCTGCATCTCATCGAGGATCTTGTCGTAGAGATTTTGAAGGGTGCGGGTGTCTGCCATTATCTAGGGACCTTGACAAGCTGTTAAGACTATGCTACTCTCTGCGTAAGAGGTGAACGCTTATGGTTGGAATGTATGAAGAGTTTAGCGATGAGTATGATGTCGTCACCTGCCAGTTTGATGTCTGTGACAGGCCGGCGACCGTTAGGGTCCATTGGAAGCGAGGAGACAGAAGCTACTACTGCGCGGACTGCTTTAAGGAGGCGACAGCTCAAGATTCGGTTAGCCTTATTTCCGGTTCTGAGAGAGGTAGTTCTTGATATCGTCGCAGACTTCCTGAAGCCTGCCCCGCTCGTCGCCGAAGATGCGGGCGAAGGGATCGCGGTCGCGCGAGGCGGTGATTTCGTCCGCGGCCAGGAGCATCAGATAGGCCTCCTGGATCTTGCTTTCCGCGCGCTCGAGGTAGAGGAAGTGACTGCCGGGCGGAAGGCTCGCGTCCACGTGCGTATAGCCCCGCTCGTTGAGAGTAGGAGGCACTTCGTACGAGTTCTTACTCCGACTGTCCCACGCCTCGAGGATGGCGTCGGACTCGTCGTTAGTTATCTTCGACTTCTGGGTAGAAGAAGGGCTGGACGTATCCATCGTGCCTTTCGAAATGCGCGTTGTGAGGGAGCGGGCTTAGAAGGGCCTGTTCACTGTCGGCCATGTTGTTGGCAGGGACCGGGTGCTTGCCCTGAGACTGACTGCCGGCGTTCGCCTTCGGACTCACCTTAAAGTGGACGTTCGGGCTTTTCTTGCCTGACTTGATTTTCATTTAGACCTAAAAAAAGAAGCCTCCCCAGTGCTAGCTAAGGAGGCTTCCGTTGAGGGGAGAGAGCGAGTGTCGAGGAGAGACTTTGTTAGAAGTCCGTGCCTTTCTTGGGGCGATGCGTCGAAGAAACGCGATTCGACGGAGCGATCGGAGGCGCCGTGAAATCGTCAGATTCGTTCTCGTGACAGAAGGCGTTGCCCACCGCACCAGCACCGAGACTATGTACGTCCGTGGTCTTCAGCCGCGCCATAGACACAGCCACAGGCCACTTCGCAACATCTTCGTCGGACATATTAACGTCAGAAGCTTTTGCCATTTGATTTTACCTTGAGAGAAAGAGCAGTTTCACCAAGCGGTGAAACTGCTTGTTTGACTGATTAGGCCTGTTGACCCAACAGATAGACAGCGAACCCGGAAAGCGTCAGCGAGGGCACGTAGGTGCCGGCGACGTGGGTAACCTTGAGTTGAACCACATCGAACGCGCCGACCGGAGCCGCAGCGTTGGCGTTCGCAGCCGTATATTTAAACGGAAGCGAGTTGGCCACGTAGGCGTTGATCGCGTTGTGCCAAATATCCGCATTCGCTACGCCGAACGTTGAAGTCGTCGCCGAATAATGAGCCGTGCTGGTCAGATCGCCCAAGGAGGTCGTTAGACCGCCAGTCGAATCGATCTGCAGCACCGACAGGTAGATAGCCAATAGCTCGGTCGAAACCGGGTTAGCGGGGATCGTGAAGAGCTGCCACGTATCGGCGACCACGGGGGTGGTCGCGGTCAGTGCAACTGAGAAGCTCACAACCTGAACGCCTTGCCCAAAGCCTACCGGCTGGAGAGCAACTTGAGTTGATTTGAGAATTGCCATTTTGTGTTATGCTCCTATTCCGTTAGCGGCTTACGCAGCCCACGTTGAAGCAACAATCGTTGCGAAATCGAGGGAGTTGTAGACGCACTTAGTGGCGCCGAAGACGGCTCCACAGCTTACGCCCAACTGGTTTTCGTAATCCTTGGTTTGTTCAACCCACTTGTAACGATGAGGCCAGTCGTAACCGCGGCCCCAACTCATCACAGCGGCTTGGGCTCCGCAGAAGACAGCCCGTGCCACTGACGTGGTTCCGGAAGCCGGAGCACCCAGGTCGGTGTGGATTAAGTTCTGCGTGTTGTCGCCGTAAGTGACGCGCGCATCTTCGTGGATGATTACGCCGTTGTACATGCCCGCGGCGCCCGTGAAGATGGGGTTATTTTCCTTCGTCTGCCCCATGATCATCGCCTGATAGATGCCGTTCCAACCAGTGGCGTTGGTGTCGTTCTTCAGAGCGTTGAGCTGCAGAGGATGCAGGAAGAGCAGGTAGTACTCGCCGTATTTCAACTTGATGGGGCGGATAGCCGGCGTGAGGGTCTTAGCCTTCACAACCATCTGGTTGATCATCGGGAGAGAGAACGTGTTCGAAGCGGTTAGCGAGCTCTCACCACCCACGTTACCGGCGAAGATCTGGTTCGCTGACGAAGGCGCCACTGGAGTGTTGTTCCCCGTGAACAGCAAGTTCGTCTGCGAGGAGTTCCCCGTCAGGTGGTTGATGATGGCCACGTCATAGCGGCTTGAGAACCAATCCGCCAAGCCAGACATAGCCTGCGAGCGAAGGTTGTAGGCCACGCGCTGTTGCGACATGTTGCCCGT